TTGTTTATGTAAATCTGTTCAAAGATCGCTCGTTTCACGATTGCTGTTCTTTTCAGAAAGCGGATGCAAAGGTAAGAACTTTAAAGCATATCTTCCAAATATTTTCGGAAGTTTTTTTTTTCATTTTTTTCTTTTTCCTGTATTTTCAAATCCTTTAAACAAGGATAAGAAAAGCAAAACAAGAAAAGTTCTTTTTCTTTGCGAGTCGGACTGCAAAGATAAGGAGAATTATTAATAAGTTCCAAATGTTTTTCGAAAAATATTTTTATCTCTTTTTATTTCTCTGTGTCACCTTCCACACTTCTGTTTCAGTATTTCAATCTTACCACTTTCCTTCTCTTGGAAAGCGGGTGCAAAGGTATAGGATTTAACAATACAAGCCAAACATATCTATCATTTTTTTTAATAAAAATGAAACTTTTTTGTAACTTACTGATTCATAAATGCATTTCGCATGAACAATTTTGAAGAAAGGAAAAAGAGAGAAAATAACTATACATTATATATATACGTGCGCGCGAAGAGCACGAAGAAAGAGAATAAAAACATTTTATAAGCATGCCGGATTGGGTGGTGGCGGTTCTGTCAGTATAGTCGCCGCATCAAAGCAGGGACATTGTTTCACCCACTCTTCCGGCTCTATCTCCCCGTTATGGTTCAGGTCGGGGCTCAGGTCGCGGTGACCGCAAAGCCGGGAACCGGGATAATCCTTCAGCAGCAGCAACACAAGCACATGCAGGGAGTGCTTTTGGAAAAGGGTGCGTGTATCGGCAGGGCGACCGCACTCGTCAAGACCGCCTTCGTAACAGACACCGATGCTACCTGCATTCCAACCCCGGACATGGGCACCAGGCAGGGACAAGGGACGCAGGGACTTGATGTCACCGTTCTTGCGGATATAAAAATGATAACCTGCGCCGGAGAAGCCCCGGCGCAGGTGGTCTGTCGTCAAGTCGTGCTCCGTATAGCAGCGGTCGCAGCGGGTGGCGGAACAATGGACGACGATAAGATTGATGAATCTCATGAGAATTAAAAATTAGAAATTAAAAATTAAAAGTGAAGGAAACCCGCTACACTGTCATGGCATGGGCGCTCAGGGCACCAATAAGCGCGGAGGCTACAGCGATTATCACTTTCAGAATCTTATCCCAAACAGATGATTTTGTACTCATAAAATTAAGGATTAATAGTTAAGAATTAATGGTTAAGGATTAGTGATTAAGGATTAGTGATTAAGGATTAGTGATTAAGGATTAGTGATTAAGGATTAAGGGCTAATGATTAATGGTTAATCATTAGGGATTGATTAGCGATAAGCGATTTGCTTGTGTTCATTAACCATTAATCACTAACCCTTAATCATTCCTTCTTTATCCCAGCGGATTTTCGCCCTGGTCGCCGTCGTCGCCGGAGCCGCCTCCGGAACCACCGCCTTGATTGCCGCCGCCGGAGCCGCCCTCCTCGGGCTTGTCGAGCACAAAGCCCACATTCGCCGGGCTGCGGGTCACGGCGGTACTGCCGTTCACCAGCTTCAGCTCCTTGTCGGGGATAAAGCGGATATTCACCTTCGAGATATTGCGCACCGTACATTTGTCCGAGGCCTCCATGCCGGGACAGCGGAACGTCATGTGGAAAGTGCCCAGCTGGTTCAGCTTCACCTTGTCGCCATTGGCAAGGTTGCCTTGAATCTCCTCCACCAGGGCTTCGATGACGTGCTTCACGTCGCCCTTCGTCATGGCACAGTTTTTCTGAATGGAGGCGGCAAGGACATCGATGTCCACGGTGCCGCAGGTCTTGGGTTTCTGACGGAGATAGTACAACATGGGCGAAGCCGGGTTGCTCACGATTTTACGGCGCTGGAAGCGCTCTACAATTACATCCATAAATTTAAAAAGTTAAGGTTTAAGTTAAGAAAAATGAGTTATAAGAGAGAAGTGGGTAAGGGAAGGGATAGGGCGCCCGAATCAATGATTATTCCTTTTCTTAAGCACATTACAAAGATACAACATTAAGAAGCGGAAGTCAAGTGTTTTGCCATTTTTTTTACTACAAAAAACACGGAGACACAGAGTTTTTCAAGCAATAAGAAAAATCTCCGTGTCTTTGTGTCTCTGTATTCTATAAATTTCCATCCATCACTTTGCATTCCTCGTCAGCCACTCCAATGGTGGTATGTAGTCCACCAGTTTTGTCATGCTTTGGTTATGATGGAAATAGACTTCACCGGTTTTGCCATTACGGTGCTTGGCTATGATGACGATACCCAGGCCATCGGTGGGATAAGTACTCTTCTTATCGACGGTCTTGCCGTAGAGGGCAGGGCGGCAAAGCAGCATTACCATATCCGCATCCTGCTCTATGGCGCCGCTCTCGCGCAGGTTGCTCAGGGTGGGGCGATGGTCTATGCTACCGTCGCTCGCCCGGTTCAGCTGACTCAGCAGCAGTACGGGGATATCCAGCTCCTTGGCCAGCAGCTTTGCCTTGCGGCTTGCCTGCGCCACTTCCTGCTCGCGGTTGCGGTTTTTCTGGTCACTCCTCATGTCACATAGTTGCAGATAGTCCACAATCACCATGTCACAGCGATTCTTGCTCTTCAGCAGGCGGGCGGAAGAACGCACGCGGTCCATGCTCGTCATCGGATGGTCGTCTATCAGTATGGGCAACCGCGACAACTCGGCAGACGCCTCATGCACCTGCCTCACCTCGCCGGGTGTGAGCTGGCCGCTACGCAGGTGTTGCGGGTCTACCCCCTCCGTAGCTGCAAGCAGCCAGCGGTCTCCCAGGCGCTCGCCTTGCATTTCGAGGCTGAAGACCACCACATGACGCCCCGCCATGGCAGCGGCACGGGCCAGGTGGAGGGCAAAGGCCGTCTTCCCCACCGACGGACGGGCAGCAAGGATGTTCAAGTCGCCGCGCTGCCAGCCCGCCGTAACGTGGTCCAGAGCGTCAAAACCCGTAGGGATACCCGTAATGCCGTTGCATCCGTGCTCCATACGCTGCTCCACCTCGGCCAGCGTGTCGTCCATCAGCCGGTCTATGGAGCGAAGGTGGTCGGCTACGCCGCTCTCGTCCTCCAGCCCCTCCAGCAGTCGATGGGCTTCCACCAGGATGTCGTCAATATCCATCGACTCGTCGGCACTGAACGCCAGCAGTTGCTGGAATCCCGTACGCATGATACGCCGCGTGTGCAATTGCCTAAGGATGAGCGCATGATACTCCAGATGAGCACTGGAGCTGACCTTCGAGCTGATGCGTAACAGTTCGTAAGGCCCGCCCACGGCATCGAGTTTGCCACGGGCTGCCAGTTCGTTCTTCAGCGTGATGGTATCTATGGACTTTGCGCTGCGATACATCGATTGCAGGGCGGCAAAAATTTCCAGATTCTTCTCCTCGTAGAACATCTCGGGACGAAGTTTGTCCACCACCAGAGGCATGGCAGCGCGCTCTATCATGCAGGCACCGATGACAGCTTCTTCGAGGTCACTGTCGTGGGAAAAAGTAGTTTCAGTCATCATATTCATTTTCAAAAGATTTGTCCGCCAGATAGGTGGCGGCTTGTTTACAATATTTTTGGTTGTTCAGATGGTCGTAATATTCGTCGATGTTGTCCAGTGCCCGCTGTTTCTCGCCTGCCGTCAATTTTTTCCATTCGCGACGGGCCCGGCCGATGTTTACCTTGGGATGCTCGGTGATGTCATGAAACTTTTCCCAGAAGATGCAGAAGTCCTCTCCCACCCCAGCCACCGGCGCTGCCTTCTTCTTCCGCGGGGCTGCTTTAGGACGGGCATTGCCAGTAAGGAAATCATAATCGGGGATACGGATGTGCATCACGTAGGGGTTGGCCACCCGCTCCACGATGCCGGCGTCGAACATCTTGTTGAAGAAGTAGCGCGTACGGTTGCGGGGCCACCCCAATATCTCCATCCAGCGGGCCAGGGAAAGTACGGACTCGCCACGTACACAGTCGAAAAGGTGTCCCCTGACGTTGCAGGTCACCGTGCTGTAGTTGACGTGTGTCAGCACAAAGACAAAGGCTTCGAAGGCATCGGCGGCTTTCTCTCCGGTTTTCATATTCATTTGTTCCTCAAACAAGGCTTTGGGGAAGAGGAGATAGCCTTTCTTCAGCATCTCCGTTGTCATGGGTCTCATTTCTTTTTCCATTTTTGTCTATTCTTAATTCGATAATGCGACAAAGGTAAGGGACCAGCCAGGGGGATACAAATAAGCAGTTAGTAAATCCGGAAAAACCAGACGTGCCGCTTAACAAAAACGATGCGTTTCAAAAAGTACAAAAACGACGCGTACAAGAAAAAAGGTGAGCGCGGTCCTATTCAGCATGATCAAAGCCCACCGTTTTTCTTTCACTTGAACCCTCTTTAAATGGCTTTAAAATATCATTTAAAAGCCATTGCAGATTCAAAATAATTCCCTATCTTTATGCAATGTTAGGCTGCTATACCTGACACTTCATCCGGCTTCGTGTACAGCATCATGTCTGTATATTTAGCTTGATAGTTTACGCTTGCACTAAACTCCGCTTTCCTGCATTCCTTGAATGGGCTGCCGACAAATGGGTTTCGGTCCATCCAGTCGCACAGTTCTAAAATGGAGGACTTGTTCGAAGTGAAGTACACAAACGAATGCCCTTTCAGAACGGTCAGCACGTCCAGGTAGTCAGCCAGACGCCAGGACATCTCGTAAGTACCCACCTCGGTGGAAAGGTACGGCGGATCAACCAGGAACACCACACCCGGAACATCCTTGTAACGTTTGAATACTTCCTTGTAGTCTTCGCTGGTTATAGTCAGTCCTTCCAGATAATCCTTTGCTTCGGGATAATCTGTTTGCCGAATCCTATTGTAGATGGCTTCTTTCTTCATTCCTTCCAAACTGGTCACATATTTCATGGCGAACAACAAGGATGCGGAAACCGTGATATAATCCACGTAGCCGTGCTCTTTTTCTTCCCTCTCAATACGGGCAAACATTTTATCGCGAACCTCCCCGGTTATACGTTTATTTCTGGGTTCCCCTTCAGCTATCCGGCGCAAATCGGATAACAGCACATTGGTGGCTGGGATATTCGCAAGCCTCCGGCGGTAGTTGTCGAAGTCGTTATACACAACGGCGGCATCAAGCCTGACACATTTGGTAATATGTGACAGCAGGCCCGAGCCGCCAAATAGGTCCACAAACACGGTGCTGCCCGGGAACTGTCCCAGCACCCTGATAAAATCCTTCGCAAACATGCGTTTCTGCCCCACGAAAGGAAGCGGGGCGGACAAATACATCTTTTTCATTTCATTCTGCTTTAAAACGGCCGCAAAGGTCCCCAGAATAAACGAAAAACAGCGGGAAACATGAACGGTTCCCGCTGCAAGACATATACAGCAAACTACACGTTCAGCCCGAAGCGGACCGCCTCGTCACCGGCAAGCAGTGCGCGGGTTCCCTGGATATTGTTCTCGTAGATATGCACATTTCCCAAGTAGAGGGTGATCGACTTCAAGGGAAGTTCTATCTGCCGCGCCATCAGGTACAAGTGGTAAATATCGGAAGGTAGCCCGAGGTTCGCGTCACTGCTACGCTGGTAGGCGGATAGAACCAGTTCACCGCCATCTAACTGGAACTGTACCAGACTCAAACAGGGTGCCTGGTTGCTCTCGGCACCGGTTTCGCCCAGGAAAAGCACGTAGTTCTTGCTGTTGCGCCTCTCCCGGTTGATTTTCGCTATCAACGGAGGCAGCTTCTCGAAATAGGTCGGGTAACTGTTCACCAGGATGGAGCCGCAATAGTCCCACCAGTTGATGCCGGCCTCCCGGTACTTCTCCACGTTGCGCTCACCCTGCATAAATAACTGCAACTCGCTGCGGAGCTTCTTGCGGGCGATATGATGCCCTTCGAATATATCGAGCAGGTCTGCCGGTGTCAGCGAGAGCTGCTCGTTCAGAAGGTACTGTATGTTTCCCTTCTTGTTGGTCTGTGTCTTTCCCGTGGCAAGGATCTTGTCCAGGATGCGGTAATACTTATTCATAGCCATTTCCTCCTTCTAAATTTGAAACTCCCTAAAGATAAGGGGAAACGGCACTCCTTGTGGCATAAGACTGCCTGTTCACACTGCAAGCGTCTTGCAGTCGCTCTGGAACCGTTTCACCAGCGCGTACACCTTGCGCTCGCTCACCGAATACTTTTCGGACAATACGGCCACGACATACGAAACTTTCTCACCCTGATCCAGTAGGCGGGTATAGTCTGAATACAAATCAATATACCGGGCATCCTCCAGACGGATTCCGGATGCTTGAAGCCTTTTCAACAGTTCCCGGTTAAAGTTTAATATCTCAATCACTTTCATACAACAAAAAAATTATATCTTTGCATCGCCAATCATTTTTTAAACACATAAAAAGAGAGAACTCGTGACAGAGGGTATTTGCCCCCGGTCGCGCGAGTTCTCTCGTCGTGTGTTAAAAAAGTGATTGGCGTTACTATTTAACAGGCCGGGGGCTTTTTTCTTCCCTCCCCCGAAGGGTTCATTCCACCCGGTAATCTTCCGGATCAAAAGCGTCTTTCTTTCTCCAGCCGTCAGCCAGTGTATCCTGGATGTGCTTCATGGCCTTCGTGTAGAAGTCCGTCAGTTCCTCCAGATTCTCAAACGTCCGGTACTGGGGCTCCTCATCCGTCCCGAACTTGAACGTCACCGGGAGCATAGCGCCGCCGGTCTGTACGGCCAAATCATACGCTGCCTTATAATTGAACTGGTTCTCACTTGACAGCCATACCGGCATGTCCTCATAGACAAACCCGGAAAGTATCTCCCGGTCGGTCTGGTCGTTGTACCAGCCCGTGATGACGGACTTTATAGTGTCCGGACCGGGTTTCCCGATGAAACCCTCCTCCATGTAGGAGGCGGAGCCGTCCTCCCTTTCCTGCACATCCCAGCGGATGCGCCATCTGTTACGTGCCGGGCTCACGCACTCGATCAGTCTTATCCCGGATGTTCCTTCTACCCGTTTCATGTAAATATGTATTTAGTTCGACCCTTGCCGAAAGTTTCCGTCTTGATGGTGGTCTCGAACGGAAAGCCGTCGGGCATATCCTTCACTTGCAAGAGGATGTTCTTCATCTCCTCGCTGTTGGTGAAGAACTTTTTCGGTTCGCCGTTCATCTCAATAGCCACGATACAGCGGTCCTCGCCCTGTTCGGTCTTGATGCCCGTCTCAAAGTCCTTCACCACAATCGGTAAGTTTACCAGCTCCCGGATGCTTACCACCACCCCGGGAAAACGTTTCTTGCCGTCCTCCGGCTTGTAGGAAACGTTCAAGTCTTTAAATGATCTCATGTCTTTGCCTGTTAATTTTTTAAACAACGTATGACAGTCGGCGTGTT